CTGGGCAAGTATGGGCGCCCGATAAAAAGTTCTCGGAAGAAATGATTGAAGAATGTGCTGCATTCCCTTATGGTGAGAATGACGATTTAGTTGACAGCATGACACAAGCAATGATGCGTTATCGTCAAGGAAATTTTATTTCGTTAAAGGATGATTATGAAGATCCAATTAAAACACTCTACGAACAATATCCTGAGTATTACTAATGACTAGATTTGTCACAACGAATAAGGTATAAAAAATTATGGCTGAAAATAATATAGATCAAAAGATACAATCAGTTGTTGGTGAAACAATTGAAGATGCAATTCAGAACGAAGAACCTGTTGATATAGAAATTGTTTCTGAGGAAACTATTATTACAGATGAACCGTTAAACGCGAAAGATGATTTTTTTGCAAACCTGGCAGAAGACATGGATGACACAGATCTGGGTCGTATTTCTTCTGACTTAATGGAAGAATATGAAAATGATAAATCATCAAGACAAGAATGGTCTCAAACTTATGTTCAAGGATTAGATTTACTAGGATTTAAATACGATGATAGAACAAGACCGTTTCGTGGAGCAAGCGGTGTTACACATCCACTATTAGCAGAAGCCGTTACACAATTTAGTGCAACCGCCTTTAAAGAAATGATGCCGTCCGATGGACCGGTTAGAACGCGTGTCATGGGAAAAGAATCAGTTGAAGTGTATCAACAAGCACAAAGAGTTAAAGAATTTATGAATTATCAAATTACACAAGTTATGGAGGAGTACACACCAGAACTTGATCAAATGTTATTTTATTTACCACTCTCAGGATCAACATTTAAAAAAGTGTATTATGACGGAACATTAGACCGAGCTGTTTCAAAATTTGTTCCAGCCGAAGATTTAATTGTTCCTTACACAGCAACCGATTTAGATTCATGTGAAAGAATTACTCATGTAGTAAAACAATCAGAAAATGATATTCGAAAAAAACAAGTGGCAGGATTTTACCGAGACATTGAACTTAATCCAACAGCCGACGATCCAACCTATAATGCAGCAAATATTCAAGGAAAAATTGATCAAATAGATGGCGTTCAACAAACAGGGGAATCCTATATGATTACTCTTTTAGAAATGCATGTTGATTTAGATTTAGAAGGATTTGAAAATAAAGACGATAAAGGGGAACAAACAAAAATTAAACTTCCCTACATTGTTACTATGGATGAACAATCAGGAAAAGTTTTATCTATTCGAAGAAATTATGATGAAGATGATCCTTTATATAAAAAGAAACAATATTTTGTTCACTTTAAATTTTTACCGGGATTGGGATTTTATGGTTTTGGATTAATTCATTTAATTGGTGGTTTATCACGAACAGCGACACAAGCGCTACGTCAATTGATTGATGCTGGAACTTTATCGAATCTTCCAGCGGGTTTCAAGACACGCGGTCTACGGATCGCCGACAATGACACTCCTTTACAACCAGGAGAATTTAGAGATGTGGATGCGCCGTCTGGGGCTATTAGGGAGGGCTTAATGCCGCTTCCTTATAAAGAGCCATCTGTCACATTATTTAATTTACTAGGATTTGTTGTACAAGCGGGACAACGTTTTGCTCAAGTAGCAGACATGCAAGTAGGCGATGCAAATCAAGGGGCTCCTGTTGGAACGACTATTGCATTATTGGAACGTGGTTCGCGTATCATGAGTAGTATTCACAAAAGAATGTATTACTCTATGCAAAAAGAATTTAAGTTATTAGCTAATGTAATACAAACATGTTTACCAAATGAATATCCGTATGCGGTTGTTGGCGGTGAAAGATCTATAAAACAAAGTGACTTTGATAATAGAGTAGATATTATTCCGGTTGCTGATCCTAATATATTTTCAATGGCTCAACGTATTCAGTTGGCACAGACACAATTACAAATGGCCACATCGGCGCCACAATTACATAACATCAAGGAAGCGTATCGTAGAATGTACGAAGCACTTGGTGTATCTGACATAGATAAAATTATGAAACTGGATAAACCAGAACCGATGAGCCCTACAACGGAGCATCAACGTTTATTAGATCAAGACAAAATTGAGGCATACGAAGGGCAAAATCATGACGCTCATATTCAAGCTCATATTGTTTTTGGTTTATCACCTATTATCCAATTAATGCCACAAATTGCTGTTGATTTAAATAAACACATTTTAGAACATGTAACATTAAAAGCAAAAGAAGCAGTAGCCGGTCAAATTGAACAAGCAGAACAACAAATGGGTCAAGTAGCAGAAGGTGAAAACATTGAAGATATAACACAAGCGCAGATTGCCACATTAGAGGCACAATTTATGCAAGAGGTAAAACAATTACAAAGCCAGTTAAGTGGAGAAGGAGAACCAGATCCTATTATTGCTTTAAAACAACAAGAGTTACAACAACGAGCAATGAATGATCAACAACGACTCCAATATGACCAACAACGATTAGGTTTTGATCAACAAAAATTACAACAAAAGGATGAAATAGATAGGGCTAGAATTGATTCATCAGAAGATATTGCTCAATTAAGGGCTAATGTTAATTTGAAAAAATTTAAAAAAGATGCAAAAGGTCCTGGATTTCAATATATAAAAAATGGTGGTTAATAAAATAATTAGTGCACAAGAGTTATTTGATATTTATTTAAAAAGTTTAGATCAATATATTAACAAAAATATAAGTAGTCAGGAATGTGCACTTATTATGGCGGAGGTCTTAATGGTAAAAGTAAAAGAATTATTTGCAGGAAAAGGATATTCTGAAGACCATGCTTTACTATTTGTAGAACATGCTTTACAAGAATTAAATGAAGATAAACCAACAATACATTGAGGTAAAAAATGGTAAAATATTATAATGGAAAATTATATCCTAATGCAAAAATGACTGTTACGACTGATGGCAATCCTTATGCAGGCTCAACTACAAATAAAGATTATGAAGTTTCTACTGCATCCATGAGGATTGAAGGTCCTAAAAAAATAGACAATTTAGGTAGTGGACCAAAAGGACAGCGCAGTAAAATGCAAATTAAAAAGGTACCTTTTAAAGGATTAAAATAATGAACCCTATAAATAAATAATGGAAACTCTCCTTACTTTAAATGCTTACTATAGCAAAAGGTATGGATGGACTTTAAAAAAAGAAGAAAATACAGGGGATTGTAAAAATTGTGGTCATGGCTGTCATTGTAGTGATGGTAGTTCTTGTCAATCATGTGATTGCAAAAATTGCGAACATAATGTAGATTAATTATTTTAAAAAAGGAGGTTGTATGAACCTATTAAAAGATTTATGGGCACACATTAAGGAGTGGTCAGATTGGAAAGCCAAGGACTGGATTAAGGCAGCTATTGTTGCCATCGTAGTTATTTGGGTTATCGGTTGGATGACTGGTGGAGCTGCATAATGTTAAACTTACTCGGAGGCATACTAGGTGGAAAAGGCGGAGCTTTAAAAACAATTGCTAAAGTAGTCGATGAGATTCATACTTCAGAAGAAGAGAAATTAGATAAAAAGATTTTAATGCAACGCATTCAACAAAAACTTGCAGAAAAGCAATTAGATGTTAATGCTAAAGAAGCCAGCCATCGCAGCGTATTCGTTGCTGGCTGGCGACCTGCTATAGGCTGGTGCGGAGCGCTTGCCTTATTTTTTGCTTTTATATTATCTCCATGTATTGATTGGTATGCAAAATTTTC